ACATTGGGATCGAGAACGTCCATAAACTGTCCCGAAATGGCCGTGAAGTCTTTGAATATTGTTGCACTCTGGTTGGTGTCTTTGCCATACCTTAAAATGACACCGCGAGCTTTATTCATTTGTTCCGCATTCATTCCGAACGCTGATGTCCACGTATTATAGATATCTTTTACGTTGCCGCCTTCAATCCCCAATTTCTTTAATTCTAGTTGCTGCTGCATGATAGATTCGGCAGTGACTTGAAAGTTTGGTATTGCGGCAGCGGACAGACCGTCATAGAAAGAAGTTGCAACGTTTCCAATATCATCATATGTAACACCAAGCTCCATATTTCGCCGACGAAGACTTCGCAATCTATCGCCTGCTTTTGCAGCAGTGACACCATGGTCCCCAAAGGCAGATGTCAGGCGATGCATCATCCTCGTCATTTTGTTGATTTTGCCCATAGAGCTGCCGGGGCCGACAATGGCGGTGGCGCCCTTCATTATAGTTTGTTCAACCGAGCCGGCGGTAAAGCTGCTGCTGCTTTTCTTGCTCGGTTTGTTGGCTTTCTGTTCTTTATACTTTTGTTTTGCAAGGGAGACTGATTTTTGGACTTGGTTAGTCCCGGCCTGAGGGTTGGTTCTGACCTTCCCGAACAGGTTCTTTACCTCATTGTTGGTTAAGCCATGAGCCTTAAGCCATTTTTTCGCATCGTTGTCGTTGCCGGTGAGAATAGCATCTGCGATTCGTGCTGCGGATTGTAGATTCGCCATACTATAAATAGGTTAAACTATAAATTGTTATAATTTCGCCTAGCCCTCGTCTGGTTCCAGGTGCTTCTTGAAAATATAGTCCCTTAATCCAATAGGAAATCCATATAGTTCGTGAAACGTCCATCCGAACTGTCTCATTCTGATAAAGACATCATATACTTTGGTTGTGTATTCACTCGTTAAACCAAAAAAAGTCGCCGTCAATAGGCACACCTCCTTTGTTAACCTCTTGACAGCTTTCACATTCTTCTTCGTAAGTTATGTCAACATTTGGTGTTACCTTTCTGTGCATGCTTGCTATGTAACGAGTATCTATGGGCGGAATCTTTCCAATAAAGTCGCTGATGAAAAACACATCGTTTCTGCCGTCAACTGAGACGATCATTTGTCTTAGATTGTCTGTCACGGTTTCTTCTGGCAGATCGTGTTTCTTTTTCCGTTCTGTGCGTTTTTTAATCTCTTCTCTATCTTGTCCTGTATATAACTTAAGTTCGACAGATGCGCCCAGTCTTGGAAGTTTAATTATGAACGTTCCACTTGGGGTGACATCAATGTCTGGCGGCTCTTTATTCTTTATTTCGCTAAGGCTTGCCTGAACTTCAATAACCTCATAACAAGATTCACAAAGCACTCTTGAATTATAAAGATCACCATATGCATTCTTTCTGGCATTGATAAGGATAGCATTTCGATCTCCCTCAAGCAGAGTAGAAGCAACAACGTTGTGGCTGACCATAATACTTTCAATTAACCTGTCAAACATAATGCCTTTTTCATTATATGATGGTGACACCAAAATATCTTCTTGTTTGGTTGTCATGAAGCTAACTTCAATTTCATCGACATTGTGCAGCGCATGTGATTCGGGATAAAACTTGCCACCAGAAGGTAGCTTTACGAAATCGGTTGGTACTGTGTAAACAGCTTGTTGTGTTTGTTGTGTTTGTTGTGTTTTTGGCTGGGCCAATCGCTCTTCATTATTTCTGCTCATTAAAACCTCTTCAATTCGGCATAATCATATGTTACCGTAACTAAAATATTTGTTAAATCATTTTGTGCATATTGTAGCTCTGAAGGTTTAAGTTGTGATACAAACGCTCCGTGTAAAACCCACTCTTCATAAACTTTACCTGACGGATTCAGAACTTGGATCGATATTGGGCCCAGCGAGTTGACTAGTGACTGTTTGTTTATGTCTTTCAGTAGAATGCTATTTGTTTTGTCTGGCTGGTCATAAGATTGGTTGGTTAATTTCTTCATCATTACTTCACCAACCGTCTTTTCAAACGCCTGACGAACAAAGATCTCTTTAACCGTAAATGTGATCGGCTCCCACTTAATTCCTGTCGGATATTGGAAGAAATGGTTAAGAAGTCTGTGCTCTTCTGTCAGAATTTGATAAGATGGCCTAGTAACTTGAGATAAGTACGCTACATTTAGTCCTTGAACTTTCAAAAAATAACGAAAAGACTGCTGAGCGTCTTGAAATATCTTGTCCGGTGGGAGATCTGCCTCTGAAAACGCTTCAGCACGCTTCTTATCTTTTTTATTTATGTTACTTGTAGCCGACATACTATAATTAGGCTGAGATTAAGGATTTATTAGTGTTGTCTTGATCTCTGCGTAATCGAATGTCAAGCCGATAGTGATGCTCATTAGGCCATCATCGTCATAGCTAACGTCATCATACTTAACATTGTGAACCCATGTGTTTCTCAGAGTCCAGCGTTCAACCTCTTTGCCGTCCGAATTCAAAGTGATGATCGATACGTCGCCAATGTTGTCAGTGCTAAAACGTCGCTTTGAAAGGCTTTTCTTCCAACCTTCATTATCATTTGTCCACTGAGATGGAACTACATAGCCAGCTTTTTCGACAATCTCAAACATTGCTGACGCAATATCTGGGTCAATAACATCAAGAAGAGTAACCTCAATTGGTTCCCAAGTTACACGACCAGGGAATTTAAACTCATGACTCATGAAGTTGTGTTTGGCGTCTGCCGAAATTGCCATCGAAGGTCTTGCGGCAGTCTTTACAACCCAAGCTGGAACGTCACCAAACGCCAATTGGAACTTGAACTTACGTTTGGGTTCAATATTAACTGATGCCCAAGGGGGTAAAGGATTTGCTTTCTTTGCTACCATGCTATCTTATATCTCCTAATTAGTCCTCAAAACTGGCGCCCGTATTGGTGATGAAGAAGTCAACCGCGATGAACTCAATGGCTCTGGCCGGCTTCAAAAATACCTTAGCATACATGATGTTACGGTCAATCAGATCTGGTGTTGTGGTTGTTTCGTCAAGAATCAACTTGTAATCTGTCAAGCCAAAGCGAGCTTTAACATCTTGTAGGAAAGGTTCTGCTCTCGCCGTGAATCTATCCCAAGTTTCCTTGACGTTGGGCTCAAACAAGATATCTGAAGAGATTCTTGAAATTCCCTTTTTAACAAACAACATCAATCGTCGGACGTTAATACGGTCAAGCGCTGAGCGCGTAACTTGCAACGTCTTCTGTCCAAAAATCACAATGCCTTCTGACGGGAAGGATGCAATCGGATTAATGTTTGCATCATATAGCTTGTCACGGTCCTTGCTGGTCAGCTTCTGGGTCACATTGACCACCGGGAGGCCCGAAACACCGCTCGTAAGGCCGCCACGATTGAAGCCAGCAGGCGCAAACCACGGAGCCTTGACTCTATCCGTATAGCTCATTGCGCCCAAGGCAACAACAGAGGGAGGCATGAACACATAGCTGCCATCAATAGTATCGCGAATCTGAACCCAGGGGTAGTACGCGCAACCATAGCTGGAGTTGAGCCTGCGATTTCTAAGGTTAGCAACCGTTGTGTCTACGCTAGTTCTATAGGTAGGTCCGGTTTTACCTTCGTATGCTGGGCTGAAATCACCATTAAGGTCAATGATTGCTAGAGCATCAGCGCGGGCCTCGACGGTATCAACCAAATGCCCAGTCAAACCCTCGTGAGAAAGGCCAGGGGCTAGTGCCAAGTTAAACTCAACAGCCTCTGGATCCTTAATCAAATCAATAGCTTCTTTATAAGTATTGAACTCATAGTTGGTTTTCTCTGTACCATCCGTAAGCAGGCCAGAGCGCAGAGGCTCTTTCTCTGTGACATCGAAGCCATCAGAACCTCCGTGGAATACTGTAGTAAACTTATTAATTCCGGCATCTAACAAGTCACGATATGAACCGTTGAATGCTGTTACAGAAGTTCCGCGTAAGCGGCCCTTTGGCAAGTATTCGAAATCACCAACAGTTGATGAGCCAGACACATTGTCCAAACTGAAGTTCCACATTGCTTCTGTGTATGTTCCTGCTGCGAAATCATCAATATCAGTCGCCTTTGCAGCTACCAAATCTCTAACGCCTTCATTAAACTTAGCATTGGTATTGCTGATGCCAGTCCACGCACCAAAGTACGCCTGTTTAAAGCTACCTAGATTGTCTTGCAGGGCAGTCTGTCGTAGAGACATGCTCGGATACAAGAAGTCAAATCGTGTAGAATCTGGCAAAGATGAAGCACTAATTTCGTGGCTACTTGGATTAACGGGAGATAGAATTCCGCTCGCACCGCCGGCGAGAGCAAACGTACTAGCTGCGGCAACAAAGGAAGTTGAACCACTTGTCCATGAGAAGTTCTTATATTTTAGCGGACCTTTAACTCCGAAGGGCAAAAGCTCTTCGTTTGTGCCGCCAGCGTCTACATCAACATTCACTTCGACTCGAACATATTTAGAACGATTAAAGTATTGACCCTTCTCTGTTAGTCGTCGCTCGGTTGTATCAAACTCAACATACGCGTCACCGATTCGGCGTGCAATATAATTCTCAGAATTGGGATTTAGATTGCAGTTGCTGAATCTCTCACGAATTACGGGGGTTTTGTCTGTATCGTTGATATTACGAATCAAAACGTCAAAACTTCCGTATTTATTGAACTCATTTGTGCTGTATTTAAGATTCGCAATTGAAATCTTAAGGTTGTTTTGGAGCCACTCTCCATAATTGCGACCATGGAACTTGAACAAGTTCTGCATATTGCTTGGATTATAGTTCGTTAAGTCGCTTCCCAAATCCTGTGCAATAAACCAGCCAGTTTGGCCATCTTGATTCGAAATCAATCGGCTACTATGTTGTTTGGTTACGATTCCGCCAGTGTTGGCACCGAGGCCAACAATACAACCCCAATATTGAGGAACGGGATCTACATTTGCGTGGAAGTCACCGGGGCCACTTGAAGATAGGGCGCCTGAGAATTCATTTTCAAATGTCTCTCCAAGCCAGTATGTTTTTGTGGTACTTGTAATGTCTGAATTAACAAGCGTGGGATTGGTGTTAAACACTTTGCGAACAAAGTTCTTATTTCCATTACTGAAATTAAACTTGATAGTGTCTGTTGCTCCAGACGATGTTACAACAGCCTTGAAGTTTCCGCTAGCATCTGAGCCGATTAGCTCA